TTACTTATCTCCCTTAAGTGGGAATGCAAAACAGGCCACAACACGCCTGCGCCATGGTGTGCTCAGAGCATTCTCAACGACGCCGTGACCGGAATAGGCATGAATGAATGAGGGGCTTTCGCCCACCCTTCCGACGATGCCAAGATGCTTGGCCACCGCTCCATCGCGCATTCGAAACAAAAGCACATCACCTGCGGCCATCTCGCTCACCGGCTTGGCAATGAGGTGCTGTTGAGCTGCATCCAAAAGCCGCTCTTCGTTCTGCGGCTCACTCCAATCTTTCGTGTAGGGCGGGATCATTTCAGGCTCTTCGCCATAGACCTCGCGCCAAATTCCACGCAATAGCCCAAGACAATCCGTCCCCGCCCCTTTGCAAGAGGCCTGATGCCGATAGGGCGTTCCAAGCCAGCTACGGGCACGATCTGCAATCGTCATATCCATCATTCTAGCCCCCAAAAACCGGAGTGCTTGGGTCACCAAAAATCGACCTGCGGCTGCCACCATCGTTGGTTTTGCCTTGGATCGGATAGCTGGCCAGCCAGTCTTCGCCCGGAATATGCGGAAACCCGCGAAAGTTTAGAAAGTTGTCAAACTTCAACCGACATGTCGCCGCGCGCCGATCACATCCTGCCTCAATCCGAATGAGGTCTCCGGGCGCGACCTCGGCTCTGAGCTCTTCCCAGAGTTCGATTGTCCGCCCATCCGCCGACAGGCGATCATTTTTGATCACCCCCACAAGGTTCGCGGCAGCACCCGTTTGAACACTCAAACGCCCGCGTTCAAACCAACGGTCATCAAATCCCTCGAACGTAGAAAACGAAAATAACTTCCCTTTTTCAACGCGTTCTACCGCAACTTCGGCAAAATACCCCGGCTGATTGAGGTTAAACCCACAGCCTTCTGCGCCCAAAACCGCCGAACAACCGGGTTGATAGACCCGCCCTTGTGGCTGGTTGAGCTCTTCGGTCAAACCCCGTAGTTCCGCACGAAAACCGCCGGACACCCGTGTAATCTCGCCAAATGTCCCTTTAAACAACAGCACACGCTGATCCACGTCGGCCCAGTTCACAAGCCAAGAGCGCACCAGAGCGCCATCAAAGCGCCCAGCCCGAATGTCACTTTCTTGTACCGAGGCCGAACTCAACGCGCCCAGCGCCTCAGTGTTGTCAACCGACAGACCCGTGGATTGCTCAAGCGCATTGGCCGTAAGACCCGTATCCGCTTTAAAAACAAACCCGTCGAAACTCAGATCATTGTCATGATCGGTAAATCCATAGGTCTCACCATCGCGACGCACCAGCACCCAAGCGCGACACAGCGTCGTCGTCCCACTGGCCAAATGTGTTTGCAAATTTTCTGGAAAAGCCATCAGACTCGCACCTCCACAATCGGCACATTGGGCACTTCTCCGGCCTGAAATGACGCCACAGAGGTCGCGATCCGGTTGGTGTCGAACCGTACAGGCACGTCAAACTCATACCCGGCACTCACGACCGCGTTCTCCGCTGGCGGAGTGGTAAAGGTAATGATCCCCGTCAAGGTATCTACCTCCCAATCAATCGCTTCAAAAAGCTCCTGACCTTGCACACCCGCTTTAACCGTTCCCAACACCGGCTTCTTCAGCGGACGGACATAAACCGCGTCCCCTGACTGATAGCTCTTGGTGAGTTGGAATTGCGTGGTTTCGCCATCGCCATAGGCGACAATCTGATCCTCAAATCCGACGGCCGCAGAGGCCCGACATGTCTTGTAATCCGACCAGTCTTTCCATCGAAACCCGTAGAGTTGCCCTTGCCGCGCCTCAAAAAACGCGATGAGCAATTCGATATCATCCAAGGACCGCATCCCAAGCCCCGCGTCGTACCGCCGACGGGAGTGTGCCCATGGGGTGTTGCGTTCTTCAAAGCCGTTTGCCAACGTCACAACATCGGTGCGCCGTTCTGGTCCCCCAACGGACCCAAAGCTCAGGTTCGCCGGAAATCTCACATCATGAAAACCCATAGGTGTTCCCCTCCATTCGAATGGCGGTTGAGGCCGGTCCCGGCCCGTATTGCGTTATTGATTGCGTTGACCACGGCCCAGCGCACGGCTGAGCTGCGCCGCCACTTGGCTTTGACTGCGCCGAAAACCTTCGACATCCGGCGTGGTGATATTCATCGTGACATTGACTGGGCTGCTTGACCCTGATGCCTGAACGCCCAATTTACCATTGGCCCCGCGCGTCAGTGGCATGATCGCCTCCGCTCCCGCTTCGCCCATAAGACCCGTGCCGCCGCGCATCGGGAAATAAGTCGGGCTGGACACAACGCCGCCCTTGGCAAAGGGCATCACATTGCCCTGTGCAAAAGCCTCGCCCTTTTCAAACGGCATTAGGCCCCGAATGATACTCTCAAGCCCGGAGCCCAGCACCGAACCCACATGGCTCGTCACCGGCTTCAATGCCGCATTGTAAGCCGCATCCAACATCGACGTGCCAACGCCCTTGAGCGCCTGTGCCAGCGTGTCGCCATCAAACACCAAGCCATCAATCGCCTTTTTCAAGCCTCGGGAAATCCCGCGCTCAAGTGCGGACACCTCACGCTGAGTCTCGGCCACCGTTGCCTGAAGCCGAACCATCTCTTGGTTGAATGCCGCCGCCATCGCCTCGGCACCGCCAATGGCGCTTTCCATCTGCGTGACCTTGTCTTCAAAGGCGTCAAGGCCATTTACATCTGTGCCGTTGATCTCAGCCATCGTCTTGCCCTTTCATTGCGCCTTCGTCGGGGAAGGCTTTGGCCAATTCATCGAGCCGGGTGCGGCCCATCGGTGCGGTGCTGCTTCCTGTGCCCAACATCAGCAACAGTTCGGCAGGCGTCAGCCGCCAGAACTCATCGGGTTTCAACCCAAGCCCCCGGATGCCGATCCGCATCAGCGCGGGCCAATCGACCCCCCCCTTATCTGTCATCAGGCTCATTTGCCCCCCCTCATCCAGGCACCATAAAGGCCCGCGTGATCAGCTCTGCGCCAACCCGCGCCGCCTCAAGCGGCCCACCTTCGATCTCTGCCGTCAGAATGTCGTCATAGCGCCCCTTCCAGCCGCCGCCGCGCAGGCCCGCCACAACAACACGCAGCACATCCGCGGACGAAAACCGACCCGCCTCATAGCGCTCGACCAACTCCACCAACGTGTCCGTCTGCAGACCCGCCTCGAGTTCCGCCAACGCCCCAAGCGTGAGCTTCAGAACATGACGTTCACCATCGAGCGTCAGCGCCACTTCACCTTGAAAGGGGTTCGCCATGACTTACACCGCCGTAAAGGTCAGTTGACCCGCCGATGACATCGCCAGCTCATAGGTGGCCTCGCCATTGTAAGAGCCGGCGTATTCGATAGAGGTCAGTTGAAACGCCCCTTCGACAACGCCAAAATTCGGGATGATCACCTGAAAATTGGGCACTTCACCGTCAAAGAAAATCTGGCGTGCGCGTTCATCCGTGCTTTGGTCCTTAAACACACCAGAACCCGAAATCGTGGCACTCTTCACCCCGGCACCACCGAGGAGTTCTCGCCAACCGCCGGAACTTTCCAGCGAGGTCACATCCACGCTTTCTGCGTTGAATGAAATCCGCGTCGCCCGCAGCCCCGCAATGGTTTCGAAAGAGCCGGAGCCAGTCATATCCAGCTTAATGAGAAGGTCTTTGCCGTTTTGAGCAGCCATGGTCGTGTACTCCGTCTTGGAATAATCAGTTGTCTTCAACACGCGCGCGGAATTTCAAATCAATCCTGCGCACATCACTGTCCTGAACGCGCCGGGCCTTGGCCGACACGAAATAGAGCCCAACGAGCACACCGCGGCTCAACGCAAGATCCGCATCGACAAGCACGTCGGAAATGGCCGTGGCCACCTGTTTTGCCGTCAAAAAACCCGCCGTATCCGCCACCACGGACACCGTGAACTCGTGGCGCGCCCCCGCTCCGGTTTTGTCAGACGCATCTGTCACGTCCTCCGGGCCAAGGCTCACATACAAAGAGGGCAAGGTGCCGGTCGGGGCCGCATCGTAAATCGCGCTGCCCACCATCCCCGTCAGCGTCGCATCGGCTACAAGCGCCTGATACACCGCTGTCTGCAAAGCTGCCGCAACACCGTAACTCATGACGCCACCTCCTCACGCGCATTGCAGGTCAGGTAATGCCCCTGCGGATCAAGCTCCGTCACGGACAGGATGCGAAACATCCGCCCGCCTTCGACAAAGCGTTGATCGGGTTTCGGACGTCGGGGCGATCCAACCGGGGCGCCCCGTACGATGATCTTCATCGGCACTCGGCTCACGGTTAGAAAATCCTCTGAGGTCTCAGACCCTGTTCCCGACTGAATGGACGCCCAGAGCGTGCCAACCTGTGCCCAGGTCTCAACATAACCACCCGCCCCGTCGGAGACCCGGTTGGCCTCCTCCAAAACGAGTTTGCGATTAAGGTGAACGACGTCTGCCATCACAAACGCCCTCCAAACAGACGCAGGTTGCGATAGCGCTCAAGCAGGGCATTCACGCCAAAAGGCATCGTTGCCTCACCCACCGCCGTCTCATGGCGGTGTTCGTAATAATGCGACGCCAAAAGCATCACGGCCTGCGCAATATCTGCGGGCAAATCGCCCCAAGCATTTGCAAACCCGGCCGTAAATTCAATCCGCGCTTGTCCGGCGACCGGGATTTGCGGCAACACGAACCCTGTCGAGACAAGCCGGGGGCGGTGCATATCCTGCTCCAGCACATATTTGGCTGGGTCAATCGTAGTTTCCGCGCCCAAACGATCCGTAATCACAAAAGCAGTGATCGCACGGACCGGAGCGACAGGAAGCCCCTGCGCGCCAAGATCACGCCACGCCGACAGCGTATAGGTGTAGTCGCGAATGATCAGAACCTTGTTGGTCCGCGCCTCGACAGCCGCCATCGCCGCCCGTAGGAACGTCTCAAGGACCCCGTCCTGAACCCCATCATCGCCGAACCCGGTGCCCAGTCTCAAATGATCTTTGAATTCAGCGACCGGCAATGCCGCGCTTGGCACCTGGGTCTGCTCCATTAACATCATGGTACATCTCCGTTTCCGGGTCCCCCTGGTTGCAGTGAGTATGGATGCGCGTCCCCCCTTGTTGCTCGGACGGAGGGGGAGCAGCTAGACAACACGGGCTTTATGGGGCGCGCATCCATTGCCCATGACCTCACCGATGCGGTGCGGCCATGGGCACGTCTTCAAACGATCTTAGGAGACCGAGAACTTCAGCAGTTTGATCGCTGCAAAGTCAGACACGTCACCGCCCACGCGCTTGGTGGCATAGAACAGCACATGCGGCTTGGCCGAGAACGGATCGCGCAGGATGCGCACGTCCGGGCGTTCGGCAACGGTGTAGCCCGAGGCAAAATCACCAAAGGCAATTGCAGCCGCATCAGAGGCGATGTCCGACATATCTTCCGCGATCAAAACCGGGTAGCCCATCAAACGCGCCGGTTCGCCAGCGGCAAGGCTGTCAGACCACAAGAAACGGCCATCCGCATCTTTGAGCTTGCGCACTTGGCCCGCGGTTTTCGAATTCATCACAAAGGTGCCATTGGCGCGGTACTGTGCGCCCAACGCATAGACCAGCTCCACAATCGCATCCGCCGGATTGGCCGCATCAAACGCGCCATCGGTGCCGGTGGCGACATAGCCAAGGCTGCCCCAAGCCCAGCTGTCATTGGCCACTTGTGCGTGCGCCAAAAAGCCGGTCGGTTTATCAACGCCATCACCGTTGATAAAGGCAGACGCCTCAGCACTGGCGAATTTGTCGGCAATGCGACCGGCAAGCCACGCGTCAATGTCAAACGCAGAGTCGTCCAACAGACGTTGAGAGGCCTTCGGCAAAGCCGACAGCTCAAACAGTGGGATCGAAATACGGTCGATGGTCGGCGTGGAAGTTTCACCCACGGCGCCAGTTTCCGTGATCCAACCCGAGCCAATATCCGTGGTGTCGATCAGCACGTCATAAGAGGTCGCTTCGACATTCACCACAGTCGCGATGGACCGGATAGACGCGGTGGATTTCAGCACCGATTTGATCACGTCAGAGGTCTGCGGGTCCACAAGATAGCCACCGTCGCCATTGATGGCGGTGGACATGGATTTGCCTTCGAGTTCGACGCCACGCAACGCGTCATCGTCGCCGTTGCGCACATAGGTCACAAAAGCCGATTTGTGGGACATGTCCACATCACGCGCTGCGGACAGGGCCGGACGGCCAAAGGTGTGGGATTTACGATCAAGCATGGTCAGTCGCTCTTCCTGTTCTTGAAGTTTAGATTTGATTTCGATTTGAAAGTCTTTGAGATCACTTACGAATTCGGCCAACGCGGTCTTCACCTCGGTGGCCGGTCCGGTCCCAATATGGGCCCCGGTTTGGGCACCAAACTGGCCCCCCTTATAGGCCGAGGTCTCGGACATACCGGTCCCGGCCTGAAAGCCGCCTTGGGCCTTCATCTCGGTTTTGCTCATCCAAACAATCCTTCGTTGTTGTGTTGGGTATCGCGGGTGACTGCGCTGGCGTTAGCTCTCGCTGGCCAGCTGCTTGCGGGCTCTGGTAAAAGCGTCCGCAAGGTCACGCAGCATCGTCTCGGTCGCATACGGGTCATCCCCCTTTGCCTCCGTGCTCAACCGCGCTTCGGGAAGCATCGGAAATGTCACCAAAGACACCTCCCAAAGTTCCAGTTCGGACAAAAGGCGCGCGCCTTTCGCGTCCTTTTGCGCCTTCACGGTGCGGTATCCGATCGACAACCCGTCAATCGCCCCCGCCTCGATCAGCGCCACCGCTTCGCGACCTCTTGCAACGTCGGTCAGCAGGCGTCCCTTGACATAGAGCCCGCGCGCGTCTTCACGCACCTCGTCCCAAATGCCGATGGGCTGGCTCGGATCATGCTGCCACAGCATCTTCACCGAACGACCCTTCGATTTCAGCGTTTTGAGAGACGTGGCATAGGCCCCTTTCAAAACGACATCGCCGCCTTGATCTGTCAGCCCAAAGAACGAGGCATAGCCTTCGATCTCGACCCCATCCGTCACCACAATATCTTCGCCCAACCGGCTAAACTTGTGCTCAAGACCGCCTTGAAACTCCTTGTTCATCTCAGTTCCCCTCATCTTCTTGGGCCTGATCCTCAGCCTTTGGTGAAGCGGATTCCGCAGCCAAGGGCGGCAGACCCAACATCGCGCGCTTCTCTTCGGGTGTGAGGAAATCGGCACTCGCCACCCGGTTCCATTGCGCGTCGCGTTCACTCGACAGCGCGGAGACCTGATCAAGGTCGGGTTTCAGCTCAATCGCCTCCCCCGTGCGCTCAGACAACCAATGCCCGATCGCCGCCGTCACCTTGCTCACCATCGGCAGCACCGTCAGACGATAAAACGCCCGGTTCGCCTCTTGGTAATTCGAATAGGTCATGTCACCGGGGATGCCCAAAAGCATCGGCGGCACCCCAAAGGCCAGGGCGATCTCGCGTCCCGCGGCCTCTTTGGTCTTTTGAAATTCCATGTCGGAGGGGCTGAACCCCATCGGTTTCCAATCAAGCCCCCCTTCCAACAACATTGGCCGACCCGCATTGCGCGCGCCCTGATGATGGCTCTCCATCTCGCTGAGCAACCGATCATATTGATCCGCCCCCATCGACGCCTGACCGTCCACGCCTTTGTAGACAATCGCGCCCGAAGGCCGGGCCGCATTGTCCAAAAGGCTTTTCGACCAACGCGAGGCCGAATTATGCACATCAATCGCCGTCGCCGCCGCCTGGATCGGGGACAGCCCGTAATGATCATCCGTCGGGTGAAAGGTCTTGATGTGACAAATCGAGGAATGCCCGTCGATCACGTCAAACCGGTGCTTGCGCCCGCCCACCGCATATTCATAGGCAACCGGCCAACCATCCGCACCGGGCACAAGGTTCATCCGGTCCGAGCGCAACACATGCAACTCCTGCGGTGCCGTGCCCCAGTCGCCAACCGCCTCAAGGTAAGCGTTGCCCGACAGCAAAAGCTGGGCATAGAGCGCCTCAAACAATTCCGCCCGGCCCTGTGCCGGATTGGGACGCGAAATCACCGACAAAAGCGGATGCACGTCATACCGCGCCTCTGCATCCTGCATCACCAAAGGCAATGCCGCCGCCGCTTCCGCAATCAATTTGACCGAGCGAAACCCAACCGGATTGCCGATAAACCCCACCCGCGTCAACGTCACCGTATCGCGCGGGCTCCAGGCCACGCGGCCCACGCCGGAAACCGACGCCACAACCGGCCCGGTCGCCGAGGCCTTCATCTCGGGCATCTCGGGTGCGCCCCGCTTCAGAAAGTCAAACACCATATCCGTGTCTCTCCTCATCTCTTGTCCGGCGATGCCGCTGTGGCATCCATGCCTCCACTGTGCGCGGCCCGCAAAGAACCCCGCCAAGCCTTGGCTGTTACTCTCGATTGTTTCGGCCTCGTGGCATCACGCATCCGGGCACTTGCCCCGTTCGCCTGACGCACACGAGGCCCGGAAAGGGAGCATGATGGGATCTTTCAACCTCACCAAACCTGTCGTGGCGCCCGCGCCTCCCCGAGACCTCTTGCGGGCTCTCCCGCCCCTCAGGACCCTTGATGTGTCCATCACTGCGCCTTCGGTAAAAACGTTCTAAACGACAGGGTAAAAGAAGTTCTAAGCAGGCCGCGCGCTGCTCCGCGTGACACGCAACACCTAACCAAGCGTCCGTATCCGTGGCCGCAAATGCCCCGCCGCAGGCACAATCATCAACTCATGCACCGCCCAGACCAGCGCATCCAAACGGTCCGGGCTTCCGGGCGCTTGAAACCCTTGTGCCGTCATCTTGATCATCTGGTCTTCCAGCGCGTCCAACCCGCCCCAAACATGCCTGACCCGGCCCTGATCATAGAGCGCGGCCACAGGCTCCGCCCGCGCGGCCTTGCCCCGCGTCGCGCGCACCGATTTATACGGCACCATCGGATCAATCTGCCGCAACACGGTCTCGACCAAATCGCCGCCTTGGTTTACCTCCGCCACGATCTTGTCACCCTCCCAGCGCGCCAACGCATCAATCGCCGCCTTGGCCCACACGGTCGGGGACGACGCCGACACCGTCGCGTCCTCCAACACATAGGCCCGCCAATTCTGTGGCGCGCCTTGGGTCACGGCACCCACCACGACGATCCCGCATTCGTCCGATCCCGCATGGCCGGTCACCGGCGGGTCCACCGCCACGACGATCCGGTCAAACTCCGGCAAATCGCCCGCGCGCATCTCTTCAAGCCGGGCCAAAGACCACAGCGCGCCCTCTTCCTCGTCGATCAATACGCCGTCCAGTTCCTGCCGCCCCAATCGTGTCCCCGCATAGCGTGTTTTCACCTCTTCGAGGAACGACGCCGCCAAATTCGCTGCATTCGCCTCTGTCGTCGCATGGGTCGAGACTGTCGAGGACCGTTGCAACAGCGTTTTCAAAATCGCGATGTTGCGCGGCGTCGTTGTCACCACCGCGCGCGGATCATCGCCCAAGCGCAGGCCGAACTGCAGCATGTCCCACGCCTCTTGCGGCTTTTTCCATTTCGCCAATTCGTCGATCCAGGCCGCATCAAACTGCGGCCCCCGCAATGCCTCCGGGTCATTGCCTGAAAACACCGTCGCCTCCGCCCCATTGGGCCACACCAGCGTGCGCCGCGTTGCCACCCATTTCGGACGCCGATCCGGCGGGCTACAGGCCAAAATTCCGCTATCGCCAAACACCATCACCTCGCGCGCCTGATCATAGGTCTCGCCGACCAAGGCCACGCGTTTGGCCCGCCCCGGATCACAGGCCCGCGATCCTTCCACCATCGCGCGCACCCATTCGGACCCGGCCCGTGTCTTGCCCGCACCGCGTCCGCCCAAAATCACCCAGGTGCGCCAATCGCCCTCGGGCGGCAATTGGTGATCCAATGCCCAAGCCTCAAACAAAAAAGGGAGCGCCAAAAGCGCCCCCTCATCGAGATCATTGAGAAATTGGTCCTGAACCTCTCGCGGCTCTGAGGCGACCCAGGCCAT